AATGGCAGGCGGACGATATGACGGAGCGAAACTGCTCATGGAGTCAGATGCAGCGGGAATCAAACGGTCAGATGTTATGAAAGCAAGAAACGAATTAAAAATAAAGATACAGACAACCGGATATGGAAAGAACGTGAAAGCATGGTGGAGTTTAGAAAGGGAGTAAGCATGGACAGAGGAAAATACAGCTTTAGCAGCCATAGAAAACAGTCTGCAGGATTCAAACCGGGCAATATGGCAGCGTTTATGTACGGCAGTACAAAGCGGAAGAGGAAGAAAAGGGTGAGAGGAAAATGAGTAGACAAGCACACTTTCTGGATCCGTACCAGTTCCAAATCGAAGAGATGGTAAAACTCGGATGCTCGGATGAGCATATCCATAAAGTCTTACATGATATCCAGAAAGAGGAATTTACCAGAGATGATCTTATCCGGTACATGGATAAGATTGGGATCCGGAAAAGAAGAGCAGCGAAAAGATGGACGCGGAACAAAGAGGTTGAGTGGGAAGGACTTTGCAAGCAGTTTCGAGGAAATAAAAAGAAAATAAGCGAAAAATAGAAAGGAGCCAGCCTCCGGCCGGGGCAAGGGTATACCGGGCTTCTGAGAAAATGAGAAAAAAACTAAAGTGTGAATTATACAGAGATTCGATGCAGAACTATAAAAAATACGGGATTCAGCCAGCACAGTTGATTATTGCAGATGTGCCGTACAACGTAGGGAACAACTTCTATGGCAGCAATCCGATGTGGTACAAAGGTGGAGACAATAAAAACGGAGAAAGTAAGCTTGCCGGGAAAGCGGCCTTTAATTCCGACTTTAATTTCAATCTTTACGAATACTTTCACTTCTGCTCCAAAATGCTGAAAAAAGAAGACAAAAAGCCATGCAGTAGAGGGAGAAGCAGTAATTCTCCTTGCATGATTGTATTTTGCGCATTCGAACAGATTCAGACGCTGATCAAAGCGGCAGAAAAACATGGATTTGTGCATTACATACCACTTGTATTTTGCAAAAACTATAGCCCACAGGTATTAAAAGCGAATATGCGTATTGTTGGGGCTACGGAATATGCGTTGGTGTTGTATCGTGATCGACTTCCAAAATTCAGGAACGGAGTCAAAACGGACGAAAACGGGAAGAACATACCTGGTACAGGGAAGATGATATTTAACTGGTTCGCATGGGAGAAGGACGGAAAAGAAATCCCGAAAATTCACCCGGCACAAAAACCAGTGAAAGTATTGAAACAGCTGATAGAGATCTTCACGGACCCAGGTGATGTAGTAATTGATCCGTGCGCCGGTAGTGGCTCTACGCTCAGAGCAGCGGCAGAACTTGGAAGGAGTGCTTATGGGTTCGAGATTGACAGAAATTTCTACAAGCGAGCGACAGAGGAAATGCTGGCTTATGAAAGAGATGAACAAATGAGCATAGAAGACTTTATTACGGAGGAATAGGTGATGGGAAAAGTTGATGATTATACCGCTGGCAGATCACAAGGGCTGA